AACGCATCACGGGCCATTCTAGCGCGTGCAGCACAGTCTTTGCACATAAATCAACCTCCGTTCAGGCGAATACTCGCCATGGTATGCGAACAGGAATAGACCAGTAACCATTGTCCTCGTATCCCTCGACCACGTGCGGATAGGAGGGCACAGAAACGCAGATGCCCTGATATGGCATCTTGACGTCATCGCGGAAATGCTCGGCGATCTGTCCGGCTAACTGATCGTAAACCGACTGATCCTGGCCAAGCGGATAGACCAGCGTAATGATTATGAAGCCGTTGCGATCATACGGGCCGCCGCCAGCGATGAACAGTCGTGACGGATTGGCGGATACTCGACCGATGCGCAGATAGGGGAGCAGCTTGCTACCGGAGCTAGGTGGCGTGAACTTCTCGCCAGCGTATGCCTTCTGGAAGGCGAGCGGGATGGTCTCGATTCGAGACTTGAGGGCTAGCCAGATTTTGGTTTCGGTGGTGGCTGCCATGGTTAGCTGGTCTCGGTTGAGTTGCGCAATTCGTTGACGGCCTGGCGGACTAGGTTGAGCCATTCGGCAATGGCGCCTTCGACGAAGTGGGCGCCGGATTGATTGTACACCCTGCCGAGGGAGTCTGCGCCAACATAGCCAAAGTTCTGCCTGCGGGCGTAATTAGCTTGAAATCCGAGCCATAGGGGAGTATCTGCTGCTAGATTCGAGGTGATCAGCCCAACGTTAGAGCCGGGGAACGGCCCTTCCGATGTATTGGGCATTGCTTGCGTAGAGGCGAGTATTGAGCGGGCCAAGAAGCCAGTATCGAAGGGCAATCGACCTCCACGCGCCTTGGTCAGCGTCATCTCTTCCGCCAGCAGCTCGATTGCCCGCCGTCTGACAGCAGTAATCCGCGCTTCGGATTGTGAGGCCCATTTGCCTACTGATGCTGCGAAGGACTCAGCCATTAGCGCAATCCTCTTGGCCGCAACGAGTAGGTGCAATCGCAGCCGCATTTTATGGTGTTACTCGCGCCGCCCGCAGGGTCGTGCGGGTAAAGCATTCGACTACCATCTGACAGCTCAAACGGCGTATCAAGCCCAATAACAGTTACGCGATTCATCTCGATGTGTGTTATTCGAGCGTCGCCGCCGACGCCTCGCCTATGCCACCAAGTTTTTGCCACGTCAGCCCTTTCAAGCCCCCTTGCGTCCAGGGCTTGATCCCAAGCCTCCTGGCGCGAACCCATCACGGCGGCACCCGTCTCGGTCTGCGCGACCGTCTCAGCCCTAGCCTCTAGCAGCGCATTCCGATACTGGCGCTCACTAACCTCTCTGGCAGCATCAGGAACTTCGGTTCCTGCGTTATAGGCGGAAATTATGCGGCCCTCGGTCGCCTTGTTGACCTTGTAGCGCATGGCCAGCGTGCCGTCTTCGCGCCGGATCACAAGGGAGCGCACGCCATCAGGAGACCGCATCCCGACTGATACACGCTCAAGCCGAGTAGCTCGCGGCGCATCTAGGCCAAGCACGCCTCCCTGGCGATTCCCGCCGACCACTCTGCCGCCTAGGTCGATTGCAATCGTGCGCGGCCCGTCACCGCGAGCATAACCATTAGCGATTACCTGGCGCGCCACCCTGACTTGCTCTTCAGTGAACCCAACTACCGATTCCGCCACGTTCTGCCTTATCCACTGTTCGGCGCGAGGGTTGGTCATGTTGAATCGCGTGCCGATCTGGCCGACGCCGGATTGGACGATCTGCGCCATCGTAGATGAGCCAGCCCTGGCATAGGCGGCAGTCATGACGGCCGAGTATTCGGCCCATGCGGCGGGACTGATGTTCAGGGCCTGGATAGCGCCTTCTGTGTCGTATTGCTGGAGGCGTTCAAGAAGTAGCGGCCAGTTGACGTTGGCGAGCAGGTCGGTTACGGAGGCCAGGAAAGCCCGTTTTATCTGCGGTTCCAGCTCCTGGATCAGCTGGGCAAATAGGCGGACTTGGCTTGCTGTTGGGCGCTGGACGGCCATTAGGACTTCCCTTGCGGAATCCTGATTCCAAGCCTGGTAATCTCGCCAATGTCGACGCTTGAACCGGCGTTAACCTTTACTGCCTGATCCACCTGAATTTCTTCGGGCTTATCCTTCAGCGTCTCAATCTGCAACGCATGCAAATTCATCAGATGCTTTTGCATGATCTTCAGCGTCAGCTCGTTGCCATCCTTTGCGCGCTCGCACAAAAAGGCAGCCGAGTAGATGGCGTCCTGGAGTGGGTCGCAGATGGATTCAGCGAAGACGCATTGGCCTTGCTCGACCTGGCCGGCTGGTTTTGGCATATCGCCGGTGTAGCCGCCACTCAATAAAGATGCCCAGCCATTAGCCCTCAGAACATCCGCAAGGTCATCGCCTTGCTTCGCCAGCAGAACAAGATCAACCCCTTTGCCGCCAAGAGATTCGATGATCTCCTTATTCTTTTCCGGGTCGCCGCCCATAATGATTACCTTGCTACCCATGATATTTAGCCCCTGATCAAGAATTTAACCGCCACCGTAGTGCCGGCGGCCGGTATCTTTTCCACGGCAATAATGTGGACAGGCTTACCATCCACGCTAAGCGTGTCACCAGCAGTATATGACATGGCGGGATTAGCGCAAATAGCCTGACGATCCGAAGCCAGAATAACCGCATCGCCAACATTGGTGCCGACCAGTCTCTTATCGACGCCGCGCACAGCGCCCTTGAGCAATTCAGTCTCGGTAACCGGCTCTACCGGATCCCAAGGATTTGGGCCTGGCGTGCCGGGAGTGGTGCGGATTAGCTCGATGCGGCCCTGGCCAAGTCCGCCCTGACTGGTTGGCGACAGCATCTCAACCGCGACCAAGGCCATCTCATCGTAGAAATCTGCCATCAGATCACCCGGAACAGACTGTTCATAGTGCGAGCATTGCTGCACAGCCAGGCTGCCACCATGCCGTTAATGATCGAATCGCTCGTCATTCCCGGAGCAACATCGGATCCAGCGGCTTCTGCTGCCGAGAAAAATTCACGCTCTACGGCACCTTCCACGCGCTGCCGCTTGACCTGCCTGCTGCCATCGGTGCCAGTAGTGGCCCAGCCCGGAGTGATGGCGGTCAGGTAAGCAGCTCGATAGCTGGCATTGACCCATGCTGGCGGGATCAGATCATCCGGCACCGGCTGGCCGTTGACGTAGTGACCGGTGCGAGGCCATGCCAGCTCTTGGGCGAAACCACCAGTGCGAGAAGAGCAGGCAAGGCGCCACTCATAGGCAGCATCCAGATAATTGCTACCGATCTGCCGCAGCACATCAGGATCAGCGCCCTCTGGCAGAGACATGCCCATGCTCGCCAGGTAGGCCAGCAATCCTTCGTTCGATCCGTATCCGGCCATATCACCAAGCCCCTACCGGAGTGCGCACCCAGTTATTCAGCGATACGCAGATGTACAGATAGTTCGCGTCAACGAAGAAATCCCCAATCTCTCCTTCTGAAGTTGCCGTGGCGGGAGCAGATCCAGCCCTGATAAGTCCTTGCAGAACGGTAACGCAGTCATCTGGGTCGATGCCAGGCGATGCCTTGAGGCGCCCCGCGCTATATACGCCATTCTCTTGCGTTCGCAGAGCGAGGCTGTTCTCGGACGGCATGTGGTCGGCAGATTCGATAATGGCCTTGATAACCGCATTAACCAGCGCTCGGCTTGGCTCGCCGCCAACGGGAACCGCTTCGTCTACCTGCTCAACTGTTGGGAGTGCCATGCATTAACTCCAGAATGTTCCGTTGTCCCAGGTCTGGCCAGAATCCCAAGTGATTCCACTTTTAGGGGGTAGGCCGTTTACTGCAAGCGCAGACTTAGCGTTTCCCATCGAATCGATATATACCGGTTCGCCTGCATCGAATACTGGCATAGGAGCCTGCAGGGAAACGCCATCCGAAAGAAGGTATGGGGCATCAGCAGAGAAGACATCAAGGCCCGTATCGTCCTGATAGACCGCTACAGAATCCTGACCCCCTACCAGATTCAGCGTTACCCCAATAGGATCAGCCATGATCAGCCTTCCAGCTTTTCGAGCTCGGCAGCCAGGCGCTCGTCAGACCAGCGGCCGTCTGGTTTTTTGCCAGTGATGGCTTGATAGCGATCAGCGTCATTCATCACGACTTCAAGTTCAGCCGACTCCTGGGAGGCTTCTTCTTCGGCGGTCTCAGCGGCTTCGCCTGCAGGCTCTTCGCTAGCAGGTTCGGTTACTTCTTCAGCCTGCTCTTGTGGCTGCTCGGTATCTGCGTCAGTGCTATCTGCGCCTGAATCAGCGCCAGCATCATCATCTTGCTCTTGCTCTTGCTCTTGCTCTTCAGAGTCGACCTTTTCGACATCAAAGCTCAAGCGAATAAGCTCAAGATAGGCGGGCTCGAAGTCAGCCGTAAGCTCGCCAAAGGCATGGATAACCTTCGGGCCTTGCTTGGTGTGGATGTCGAACTGGTGCGGGGTTTTGTTGGTGATCTTGTACATCGCGAGGCCTCCTATGCATATTGAAACCCCCTCTTGCGAAGGGGCTTTGTATGCATAGCGATTACGGAGTCGGTTGAGTCGGCGGCTGGCTGATGCCGTCGATGTAGCGGAACGCTTCTACCGACATGATTTCCACGCCGCCGGTACGGAAGATCCCTGGAACAGTGAAGTTCAGGGGGCCGTCCTGGTAAACCGGCAGGAAGCGATGCGGCATCGGCAGGTGAAGCTGAACTTCGTTCTGGTCGTTGCGGTAGGCAACCATCCGGCCAGTAGTA